AATAGAGTCGAACCTTGCTTCTATTTGATATTGGAGCCAATCGTGGCGACGCTGTGGTTGCAGGACTTAATCAAGGTTACACTGTTGTTGCGGTAGAACCATCTCGTATTTTTGCGCAACTAGTCAAAAACTTTATTTATGATCCTCGTGTCACTCCACTTAGGTATGCGGTTTCAGATACTAATGACCAGTTAGTTGAGTTCTATGAGGCTGAAGAAGATGGATTAAGCAGTCTAAATAAAGATTGGCTTACATCAGAAAAAATGCCTTATAATGGCAAGTCTTACACAATAACTTCTGCAAACACGGTTACTATCGATGCACTTGCAAAGAAATATGGCCATCCTGATCTCATCAAGATAGATGTTGAGGGAGCAGAATGGAATGTCTTTAAAGGAATGACAAAAGCTTACGGAATCTTAGCTTTTGAGTGGACTATGGCTACATTAGACGAACATGAAAAACAACTGCAATACCTAGCTAATTTAGGCTATACAGATGTGGCTCCACAGTTTATAGAACATCATTTGCAACAACCTAGCAAATGGTTCAAACTTTCTAACTTTAATTTCCGTAATTGGTGCACCTTAAATGCACGTGACTGGGAAACAAAAGGTTGGAAAGCTTCAATGCTAAGATCAACCGCTGATGTCGGTATGATTTGGGTTAGCCATAAGAATCAACATCAACTAGAGATAGAAAAGGTCACTAAATGAGCTTATCGAATAGATTGCGTAAATCAGGAGAAAAACGGACTAATAACCAATTTTTAGAACCGTTTTTGCCTGGTCGTGCTTTGTATGCAACTCCAGCAGGAGTAGATGTAAACTCTGATACTGCAATTCGTATGTCAACAGTTTATGCTTGTGTACGACTATTAGGTGACACTATTAGTTCTCTTCCATTATCAGCTTATGTCCGCCGTGGTCGTTCTAGAATAAATTATGCATCAGTATACGGCGAATTACCTGCATGGATTAACAAACCAAATCCAGATGCAACTCGTTTAGAGTTCTATGAGCAAGTAATTTCATCGCTAAACCTTCATGGCAATGCATTCATTTTAACGGTACGTGACGATATGGGCGACGTTCAAGAGCTTTACTGCATAAACCCACTCCAAGTTCGTATTCGTCGTCCTGATCCAATGGGTGAGATTGAGTACATAGTTACTATTGGTCAAAACGCACAAGATCCAGTAAATCAGTTCTATGACAATGCACAACCTTTTGATCCTTTATCAGTTAAAACAATGGTTCTAACAAAAAATGAAATCTTACACATTCCTATGTTTAGACTACCTGGTCAATTACTTGGACTTGGTCCAATTGCGGCAGCTCGCATAACTTTAGGATCAGCTATGGCTGCAGAAGTTTATGCAGCAAGTTACTTTGGAAATGCAGCAAATCCTGGTGGAGTTATTGAATCTCCAGGTGAAATGACCGAAGAACAGGCTGCTGACATTGCTCGCAACTGGAATATGTCACACACGGGACCTTATCGTGCAGGAAAACTTGGAATTCTAACTAGTGGAGCAACGTTCAAGCCACTTACTCTTAATGCTGCAGATGCACAATTGCTAGAAGTACGCCGATTTGGTGTAGAAGAAATTGCTAGACTATTTCGCGTACCTGTATCTTTACTTGGACACCCTGTCGCTGGCGCAATGTCATTTGCATCGGTCGAAGCTCAGAACTTGTCATTTGTACAGCATTCTTTGCGTCCTTTACTAGAAAGATTAGAGCAAGCGCTTTCACCTTTACTTCCTGAATCTGATGGATTTATTAAGTTTAATTTAGATGCGCTGTTACGTGGAACAACACTAGAACGTTATGATGCATACACAAAGGGTTTACGCGAAGGCTTCTTAAGCCTAAATGATGTCCGTTATGTAGAAGATCTTGCACCTCTTGGAGAGTCTGGAGATCAATACAGAGTTCCACTGCAAAATATTGATGCAGCAGACGCAAAAGATGTTGGCTTAAACCTACGTGCCGACATTGCAGCCAAGTTAATTCAAGTAGGTTTTGATCCACAATCAGTAATTGAAGCTGTTGGTTTACCTGATATGAATCACACAGGTTTGCCTTCAAATCAATTGCAACCAATTTCAACAATCGATCCAACGGATCCCAAAGCGGCATACGAGGTGGAGTAGTGTTGAATGAAGAGAAAGACTCAAGGAGCAAAATGAAAAAAATCGAACGGCGCACATATACTGTGCAAGATGTTGAAACTCGGGCAGATGACGATGGAAAGCTACGCTTGTCAGGATATGCAGCAAAGTTTGATAGTCCTAGCGTACCACTTCCGTTTATAGAGACTATTGCTCAAGGTGCTTTTAGAAAAACACTAACAGAAATCCCAGATGTTAGATTGTTAGTTAACCATGATGGACTTCCATTAGCCCGTACTAAAAATGGTACTATGACGCTAACCGAAGATGATATTGGATTAAGATTTGATGCTGAACTAGCAGATACACAAGAAGCAAAAGACTTGCATGCTTTAATTGCCAGAGGCGATGTTGATCAAATGAGTTTTGCATTCCGTGTAATTAGACAAAAATGGAATGAAGACCGCACAATGCGTACCTTGACAGAGGTATCATTAGCAGATGGTGATGTTTCAGTAGTTACCTATCCAGCTTACCCAGCCACTTCAGTAGAAGCCCGTGAGCATCTAAAAAATGCTATCACAGCTGTTAAAGAAGGAAGAGAAGTATCTGGAGATTCTTTAATAGTCCTAAACACTATTTTTGAAGATCTAAGTGAAGGCCATGACTATGTAATGAAGTCAGTAGAACTAATGGCTCAACTATTAGGAAATCAAGAAGTAGATATGGAAGATGTTGTTGAAGATGCAACTTATATGGACAATGAAGAAGAAAAAAGTCCAGTAGAAGAAGTTTCTGTGCCAAGATCTATATCTCTTCGTCTAGCAAAAGCAATTATAAACAATACAAAATAATATTCTGTTAGCAAATAGTTAACAGATACCGAAGTCGGAGCGAGACTCACACCCCAAAAGCGCCGTGATGCTTATCGCCACCACCTCGACCAAACTCATAAGGAGCAGAATACAATGTCATACCTTGACAAAGTAATCGAGCGCCGTGATGCAGTAAAGGTAGAAATGGATACAGTTCTTGAAGCAGTTGCTGCTGAAGAACGTACCGACCTAACTGCAGAGGAGACCGAGAAGGTTGACGCTCTTGTAGAAGAGTCACGTTCACTCGATGCAAAAATCGAAAAGCTAAAGACACAGGCTGATGCAGACGTAAAAGCTGCAGAAATCCGTGCATCAGTTGCACCAGTTGCAACTCCAGTAGGTGGCGCTCGCGTTATCTCTGAAGTACGTACATACACAGCAGAAGCAGAAGCATCATTCGTGAAGGATGCGTACAACGCACAATTCAAGAACGATTTTGCTGCATCTGAGCGTCTTGCACGCCACATGCGTGAAGAATCAGTTGAAAACCGCGCAGTTGCTACTGGCAACTTTGATGGTCTTGTGGTACCACAGTACCTAACAGATCTAGCTGCACCATACGCACGTGCTGGCCGTCCATTCTTGGATGCTGCTACAAACAAGCATGCGCTACCTGCAAGCGGAATGACACTGAACATCAGCCGCATGACAACAGGCACAACAACTGCAATCCAAGCAACAGAAAACGCTGCAGTATCTAACACAGATGCTGATGACACACTATTGACTATCAATGTGCGTACAGTTGCAGGACAACAGGACATCTCACGCCAAGCAATTGAGCGCGGTACAGGAATTGATCAGTTCATTCTTGCAGACCTCATTCGTTCATGGCACACAACACTAGATAATCAGTGCTTAAACGGTGCTGGTACATCAGGAACAGTTCTTGGTCTTGATGCTTCTGGTGGAAATGCAATCACTTACACATCTTCATCTCCTACAGTTCAACTACTTTACCCAAAGTTAGCTGACGCTGTACAACAGATTCAAACAACTGCATTTCAGCAACCAACACACTGGATCATGCACCCACGCCGCCTAGCTTATCTATTGGCAGCAGTTGATTCATCTAACCGTCCACTTGTTGTTCCAACAGCTGGCGGTCCAATGAATGCAATTGCATCTGGCGCAGGAGCAGTATCATACGGTAACTCAGGTTACTCATTGATGGGTCTTCCAATTGTTACTGATGCAAACGTTGTTACAAACGCAGGTGCTGGTACTAACCAGGACAAGATCTATTGCGTTGCTGCACCTGAAATGCACCTTTGGGAGCAACCAGGTTCACCATTTGCATTGAACTTTGATGCAACTTCTGCTGGTAGTTTGACAATCAAGTCTGTTGTCTACGGCTATGCAGCATTCTCAGCAGGTCGTTACCCAGCAGCTGCCTCGATTATCTCAGGCACAGGTTTGGTCGCGCCAACTTTCTAAGCTTAGCTTAGAACAATAGTGTGAGACCGGTAAGACTCCCCCGACTTACCGGTCTCACACCTTAAAACAGGGGTGATTATGAAACTAAAATTATTTAAGAAGAAGCAAACAGCAACGGCTTTGCCCGATTTAGAAAGGGCAATGCAGCCTAAATCAGAGAAAAGGATAACGCATGGCACTAACAAACGCCTACTGCACCCTATCGGATGTCAAGAATGCTCTTGCAATCGAGGACATCAATGATGATCTAGCTATTGAAGCCGCAATTGCTGCTGCATGCAGAATGATTGATGACTACACCGGTAGATTTTTTTACAAAGACGGCACAACTGCCGCACCTGTAATTCGTTACTACACACCAAATGACTGGTGGATTTGCAACCTTGATGACTTTGTTTCACTAACTCAAATTGCAACTGATGAAAACTTTGACCAAAGTTACACAACCATTTGGGCTGCAACAGATTATATGGTAGAACCAATTAACAACCCACGTAGAGGTTGGCCTTATACACGAATTTTAGCTGTCGATCGATATCTTTTCCCTCGTTTGTATCCTCAAACTGTAAAAGTAACAGGAGTATGGGGATGGTCCGCGGTACCTTCAGAGATCAATCTGGCCGCACGTTTACAAGCATCTAGATTGTTTATCCGTAAGCAATCACCATTTGGAGTTGCTGGTTCTGTCGATATGGGAACCGTAAGACTAACTTCTAGACTAGATCCTGATGTTGAAGCATTGATCCGTCCACTTAAGAAGTTAAACGGAGTTGCATACTAATGCTACCAAGTCAAGTTCGAGATGGATTAAAAACTAATCTTCAAGAAATAGAAGGTCTTAGAGTTTATGATCTAGTACCTGATGTGATAGTTCCACCATGTGCAATAATTGGTCAACTAGATCTTGTATTTGATCTAAACAATGCTCGAGGTTTAGATTCTGCAAGTGTAGATGTAATGGTTATTGTCCAGAGATTCTCAGAGCGAACAGGTCAAGATAAACTTGACAAATACCTTTCTGGTTCAGGTGATTATTCAATAAAAGCAGCAATTGAATCAGATCGTACTCTTGGTGGAGTTGTTGACACACTTAGAGTTACTGCGGCTCAATCAGGAGTATACCAAACTGCTGATGTTGAATACCTATCATACCGATACCAAGTAACAATATATGGAGATGGAGTATAATGCAATATACAATTACATCAGATATTTTTGTAATGTCTGCAAAGAAAAAAGGCGATCAGATCGCTGAAAAAGAATTGCTAGAAGCTGGACTCAATATCGCTGCGCTTGTCAGCGGTGGGCACCTATCAAGCAATAGCCCCGTTAAAACACAAGCAGAAGGAGCCGAATAATGGCCCGGATAGTCCTTACAAACGCGTATATCACGATCAATGGCGTAAATCTTTCAGATCATATTGCTAGCGTTACGCTAACAACAAACACTGATGTTGTTGAAACGACAGCATTTGGTGCAACAGCACGGACAAGAATAAGTGGTTTGTTTGACAACTCTGTAGCACTTGAATTTCATCAAGATTATGCTGCATCAAGTGTAGAAGCAACAATTTATCCTCTTGTAGGAGCTGCTCCAACAGCAGTAGTAGTTAAACCAAATGGTGCAACAACTTCTGCTACAAACCCAGCATATTCATTCAATGCTTTGGTTTCAGAATGGACTCCTCTAAACGGTGCTGTTGGCGAACTTGCCACTGCATCAGTTACTTGGACAATTGATGGTGCAATCTCAAAGGCGGTAGCATAAATGGCCCGTATAGTTTTAACTAACGTTGTAGTAACTTTCGGTGCAACCGATATTTCGAGTTATGTTACTTCAGTGACTTTAGGATCAACTTACGATGTTGTTGAAACCACAGCTTTTGGTAACACTGCACGAACACGAGTTGCTGGTCTTGCTGATAACAGCGTAGCATTAGAGTTTAATCAAGACTATGCTGCAAGTGCATTAGAATCAGTTATCTACCCAACTCTAGGTACAGCAGTATCAATAACTGTTAAACCAGTTGCAGGAGCAGTAACGACTTCAAATCCTGCGTATAGTTTCAGCGCGTTAGTTTCTGAATGGACTCCATTAAGTGGAGCAGTTGGAGAACTAGCAACCGCATCGGTCACATGGCCGATCAGCGGAGTAATTACAAAAACAACAGCATAATCTAATAGGGGGAAATCATGGATGGTCTCGGAATCAAAGTAAAAACAATTGATGGCAATGAAGTTACTTACAAACTAACTCCTCGTGTCATTGTTGCATTTGAGCAGCAATATGGCAAAGGAATGCCTAAATTGCTCGGCGAAGAACAAAAGATTGAACATGTCTATTGGTTAGCATGGAAGTGCATGCAATCTAGTGGACTTGTGGTAAAACCATTTGGTCCAGAATTTTTAGATACAATTGCAACTGCTGAATTGGATGCTGATGATTCTTTCGGATCCACCGAGACAGCCTAACCTACAACGTAGCGGCTATCTCGGTGGAAACTGGTATTTCACCCATAGATCTAATAGATGCGCCTGAAGGAATACTTGAGGCCATTACTATTTATCTTAAAGAGCGAGCAAAAGGTAAATAATTGGAAGAAGACACACGGATTATTTTAACAGGCATTGAACCAACTATTAGAGCTCTTAAAGAGTTTGATAAAAAGGCTGTTGCTAAGTTTAACAAAGTAGTTAATACTGAGTTAAATAATGCCGAAGGTGCTGCTCATCGTTTAGTTGACAACATTCAAAGTAGAACTACAAATACCCCAATGCGTAATTGGAGACCAACAGCAGCAGTAAGTGGACGAACATGGGGCGGTGCTGGTTGGCCTGCTTGGGATACAAATACAATTAAAGCAGGAATTACTGTGTCCAAAGCACAAAGGCGCGCTCGTAAAGATTACACAACTAGTGCCGGTGCTTTGTTAAATACATCTGATGCTGGTAAAGTATTTGAGCTTTCAGGACGTAACAAAAAAAGTGGATCATTTATTGAAAGACTTAATTGGTTTGGTAAAGCCTCTCGTCTTGTTTGGAAAGTTGTAGATAAAGAAAGACCACGTATTGAAAAAGTAGTAGCAAAAGCTTTAGAAGACGCAAAACGTGAATTACAAAATCATCTTGACTCAGCGGGAAAGGTAGACTAAAATGGCAGTTGGTGCAGTAGTCGCCCGCATTCTTACGCAATACTCTGATAAAGGTACAAAAGCTGCAGTCAAAGATATTAGTAAGATGGAAAAAAAGTTTGGTGATTTTGCTAACAGAACTGCAAAGAAGTTTGGCCTAGCTGCAATTGCAGCAGGAGCTTTTGCTGCAAAGATTGGCTATGATGCTGTTAAAGCAGCCATGGAAGATCAGAAGTCTCAGGTTCTTCTTGCTAATTCTCTTAAAAATACAGTAGGAGCAACTGACTCACTTATTGCATCAACTGAAAAATATATTAGTGCAATGCAATCAGAGTTTGGCTTTGCTGACGATCAACTTCGTCCTGCTCTTGCTGGGCTAGCTGCTGTAACCGGTGATGTTTCTAAAGCTCAGTCTTTGCTTGGTGTTTCAATGGATATTGCAAGAGCAAAAACCATTGACCTAGATGCTGCTTCTAAACTTGTTGCTAAAGCTTATGGTGGCAATATCGGTGCTCTTAAAAAGTTATTCCCACAAATCTCTGCAGCAACTGTTAAATCAAAAGACTTTGCAGCAGCAATGCGTGAAATTTCTGGCGAAACAAAAGGCGCTGCAGCCGCAGCAGCCAATACATTTGCTGGACAAATGGAAAGAATTAAACTTGCATTTGGTGAAGCATCAGAGTCTCTTGGTTATAAGTTAATACCTCAACTTAAATCATTTGCTGATCTAATTATTAACAAAGCCATTCCTGCTATTCAGAAGTTTGTAGATGAAAATGGCGATAAGATTGCAGCAGGATTCAAGACTTCTATTGCCTACGGTATTGCATTTGCAAAGTTAATGTACGACATGTTTAGTTTTGTTGCTAGAAATATTAAAGTATTTGCAACATTAGGTGCAGTTATTATTGCTGCATTTATGGGAGCTAAAGTTGCAGGAGCTGTTGCTGCTTTAATAACAGGAGTTCAAGCAATTATTAAAGTTATGAAAGCATTGCGTACTGTTTCACTTGCTTCCGCCGCAGCAACTGCATTGGCAACAGGTGGTCTTTCAGCAGCGGCAGGAGCTGCTGCATTTGGCGTAGCACTTGTAGGCATGGGGTTGGCAGCAAATAAGTTTAATAAAGATTCAGATAAAGCAGCTGATTCATTAGGTAAGTTTGAGTTTAATGCCAAAGGCTTTACTTCAAAAGCTTCTGATTATACAAAAGGCATTGATGGTATGACTGCTGCAACTAAAAATCTAACTGACGCACAAAAAGATGAGATAGCAGTTACAAAAGGACTTGCTGCACTTAAAAAGTTTGGTTTGTCAAGCAAAGACTTAAAGTCTCAAGACCCAGTTACTCTTGAAGCTATTCGTAGAAATCAAATGAAACAAGCAAAATTAGGTCTTTCAAGTCCAACAATCTCATTGTTAGCATCTGCTGGACATGGAAACATTGCTAAGAACACAACATCAAATGGTGGAAACATTACAGTTAATGTTGCCGGTTCTGTTGTTTCACAAGGTGATCTTGTTAATGGTATTAAGAATGGTCTAGCAACTCTTATGCGCAGACGTGCTGGCAGTCAGTTTGCGGTGCTCTAATGCCAGCTAATGCACCTACACTTACAGTTTCGTTTAGCAACGGCGGAGCTTATACTGCGGTTAGCGCAGATCTTTTGTTGTCTGTTGAGATACGTAGAGGTCGTCAATATCAAAATGATTTCCTGGAATCAGGAACCGCCGATGTAGTTCTTAATAACCAATCTGGTGCTTTTGATCCGAGTAACACAACTAGTCCATGGTATGGAATTTTAATTGCTGGAATGCAAGTAAAAATTCAAGGTAATGCAACAACGATCTATACAGGTTATTTAGAAAATAATGAAGTAAATCAAGGTATTTATCCTACAGTTTCATTAACATTTGTTGACGGTCTTGCACAAATTGCCAAGGCAATTGCACCTGCTTTAGCAACTAGTGATTATTCAGAAACTGCAGCATTGAGAGCAACTAGAGCACTTGATCTTGCTTCATGGACCGCTGCACGCAGTCTCACAGGAACAACCGTTATGCAAAAGACAAAACAAAATATGAGTTGTCTTGAAATGCTAGAACAATGTGCAAACTGTATTGGCGGACGTTTCTATGTAAGTCGCACAGGAACCGCAACTCTAGTCCCACTATCTGACAAGTTTACGCGGCCAACTCAATTGCTATTCAGCGATCAGGGCGATGCTAATAGTGTTGGTTATGACGGTATCATTACCAATCCAGGAACTGATTATGTTTACAATGAAGCAATAGTATTTAGAGGTCCAAAGAAAGCTCAAAAGACAGCAAAGTATACTGCTAGTGTTTCAACATACGGACTAAAGTCTAAAAAACTAGATGCGCCTATCTTAAACGAAACTAGTGCAGCCAATCTTGCTTTATACGCTGCTAGAAAAGATGCTGATGCAGTTGTATTAGCAGAACAAATAGATTTTACAGCAATTGGTATTGGCACACTTGCCACAGATATGCTTGAAACAGAACTCAATGATCTTGTTCAAGTTAAACGTCTTACATACGATGGTAGAAATATTACGATCAATTGTGTTGTAGAAGGATTAGCTCATTCAATCACAGCAGATAATTGGAGAGTTAGTTACTTCACATCTGTAGTTGATCCGTACACGATTACGATTTAGGGGAAATAATGCCACTTTGTCCGCAAATCACAATCACTCCGATTACAGTTACTTCAACTGGGATGACTCAGACTTCAATCATTCCTATTGTTGCAGCCACTACAGAAGAGACTGACGAACTTCAAGTTGAGATCAATTCTATTGAAGCATCTGTCAATGGTAAGAATCACATATATCGCCAAACAACTGCTCCTGATGGATCAGTTTATCCTTTAACTGAAGGTGATGTTTGGTTTGATACAGATGATGGAAATAAACAATACTATTGGACTGGTACCGCATGGGTTTCTGTGCAAGACGCTGGAATTGCAGCAGCAGAAGCAGGAGCCGCAGCTGCTGTGGCTGCTGCAGCTGCTGCAAGTGCGGCAGCAACTGCAGCGCAAACAACCGCAAATGGTAAAAATAAGATTTACAGACAAACAACTATGCCGACTACAGGCCCTTTTACTGAAGGAGATCTTTGGTTTGACACAGATGACGATAACAAGTTTTATCGATATACAAG